CCAAATTGTGCCTGTTGAGAATGTGCCAGACGAAACCAACAACGTAAAACTCGTAAACGACGATGAATCTCGTTGAATGCTGGCGTGACTTCTAAATTGCATTTGGCCTGTTGTGTCTCGGTAAAAGGACTCGCTTTTAACTGTGGTCGCTTCCGCTTTGTATGGTCTAAAAATTTCTGTTGTTGTGTCGCCACCAGACAGGGAACGATTAATGCCCCAGTACCCTGCTGTTTGTGCTGTTTGCGCGTCATAATTTGGTGTTGACGATGCCACGAATAGCAATTGACGTGTTCGATCGTATGTAGTTGTTGAAACACCACCTAAACGAAAATAAACGTCGTTGTTTGTTGACGCATAACCGACACGGGTTATGACTTTGTAATTGTCAAACGTTGCTGAGAACGCATCACTAATGGTTACTGACGTGACACTTGTGCTAATACTTTGCGTTTTGACCAGCACTAAACCTGACGACTGGTTTAGGTCTGCTGCGGTAAGCACATCGCCTGAAGAATAAGGGAAAGCCATAGTTTTATCCTAATCTGTTGTAATCCAGGGTGCCCAACATGTCACTGTCAAGCACCAGTGACTGATAATCAATAGCGGGCAGCAGTTCCAATTCAACGGTCACGTCACTAGGGGTGCCTCGTAGCCTGCGACGGGTGATAACAGTGACATCAGTGACCTGAGCAGCTGCGCCTGTCGGCGTGTATTTCACGGAACATGGCGCCCACATGCCATATCTGATGTCACACAGGTAGCCGAATTCTGTTTCAGCGTTTGCTGTGGTGTTTTGTGACTGTTTTGTGCTGGCTGTCAATGCTGTGAAACGGTAGTTTGCAAACCTTTCGGTCAACGCCTCAAGATACGGGTCAAGGTTTACAACGTCATTGCCTGCTGCGTCACGGGTCGCACGTTTTGAACGTGGCTGAAGGTGATTTCCCCATGTGCCTGCACGCGTGCCGTATTTAAAAGTTGAACTGTTGTTTTCTGCGTTGTATGTGGCTGGCGTCACCCCTGTGACGTTGCCAACTGTCACACTGATTTTGTTTATCATTTCAGGTAAGTTGTGGCCTGTTTGCAGCGTGTCCAACACGGCTTCATCTGCTGCGCCTGTCAGCGTTTCAGTCAATGTGTGTTCCCTGGTGTCAGCGCTCAACCCTTCACCCACACAGTAGGCATCAAAATCGACATAAATAGATCTAAAACTGTAACTACCAGGCCAAAACACGGCGGCGCTAGCGGGCAAAATGCCGTTTCTGATGCGTTCGCCAATGTTACCCACTGCTTCATTTTGTGTGTAGAACAATGTTGCTTCAGTTGCGCTAACGTCGGAAACTTGCCCAATGCCTAATGTTTTGTCGGCTCTCGGAAATCTGACGCCGTTGGCGTAGCCGTTGAACTGTGTGCCTGAATTTGCGACTGATTCAATTGCCTCATGGATTTTCAGATATTGGCTGCTTGAAGTCACTTCGCCCTGTTCTGCAATGCTGCGCCCAACGATTGCCCACGGGTCATCTAACACCAAATCAACATAGGAAATCACGCCGTCATCAGTGAACACAAAGTCAGCCAGCACGCCTGCAAAGACTTCGTGATAGTCAGTGGTTGTGTTCATTGCCAGCAAAAACAAACAACTGGCCCAGTCAACCCCTGCGTAGGTTCCTGACCCGTTCGGGGTTAGTGCGCCATCAAAATTTGTGAGCCGCAAAATGGCTTCACCTGTTCCCTGGCGGGCGGGGTGCGCCATCTGTTTGACATCGAAACCCTGCAACCTGTCGGTAAAATCGTAATAGCCGCCATAAGGGAAGAATGCGTTTTTTTGCGGATCATAAACTGTGAATTCCCAGGTGATACTCACAAGACGCCTGCCCCTGCTACATCGTAACTTGAGGGGCCACGGCGTGTGTTTTGGCTGGTTTGACTGTCTTGCAGTTCTGTGGGGCTGACACCTGGCGGCAGATAGTTGTTGATTATGGTGACGCCAGCCGCCCCGAATTCTGCGCCTGCCAAAGCATTTTGGAACCCTGCACTGTTTTCAATGTTGCCGAAATCAGGCAAATCAAACCCTGTGACGTTGAAGTTCACTGGGATTTCCATGCCACCCAAATCAACCAAGTTGCCCATCACTTCAGCCACATAGTCAAGATTGCCCTGGTCAATGTTTATGATTAGCGCCTCATAGAAGGCATCTGATAGATCTTCACGCTCACTGCGTAGTTTCCTGACAGCCTCATAGGCCTGTTCTTGTGCTTTCAGAAAGGCGGGTGACTCTTGTGCGGCGTTGCCTAGTTGCTTGTCAATTTCTTTGATTTCTTCAATGAATTCGTCAGTGGCTTTTTGCTGGTCTAGGGCGTCAAAAAATTTGTCAAGGCGTGTGGTGGCTGTTTCAATGCCTTCGTTCAGTTTGTCTGTTTCCACGTTGACACGGCCCAACGTGGTTTGCATTTCGTCGCCGCTGCTAGCGATGTCCAGCAGCCCTTTGTCGAACTGCAAAAATGTTTGTGCTGCTTTGTCCGATGCTGTTTCTGCTCGCACCATTGCTTCAGCGAGGCCGTCAACCTGTTCGGCTGCTTTGTCGGCTTCATTGCCCAGGCGTGGGATCTCAGGGATGTCAATGCCAGGAATTTTGTTGATTGCTGAAATGATCAGGTTGAGGGCGTCAATCCAAAGGTTTAAATAGAATTTGATTGCGTCCCACACTTTGCTGAAGATGAATTTGAGGGCGTCAACTGCTTTGCCCAGAATGTTGAACTTCGCTTGCAGCACGACGATCACAGCAATGATTGCCAAAACAATGCCAACGCCTGTGGCAACCCACATGGCCGTGAATTTTTTTGCTGTGCTGTCAGCCGTTTTGCCCATCAGTTTGTTCAGAACCAACGTAATGCCTTGAATGGTGTTGAATACTTTCAGGGCAATGTTGGCGGCAACAATGGCTGCGGCGAACGTGCCAACCACAGCGCCAATGATCAGGAACAGTTCAGTGTTTTCTGAAATCCATGTTGCCATTCGTTCCAAATAGGGCAACAGTTTGTCGAGTATCGGCAGCAACGCTTTGCCAATTGATTCTTTTGTGTTGTCCAACTGAATTTTCATCAGTTTGAACTTGCCTTCAACTGTTTCAGTGGATTGAGCAGCTGCGCCACCGAACGTGTCAGCCAGTTGTGCCATCACCTGGTCAGCGCTGGCGCCGCTGGCGATCATGTCCGTCAGTGATTTGTCAAGTTCTTTCAGTGGCCCAACTTCGCCCTGAATGCCTTCCTGCAACGCTTGCGTGACGCCTTCTAGGTCTTTGCCGGTTGCTGCTGCAACGTCAAGGGCCAGGGTCATCAGTTCCTGTGCCTCAGTGACATCACCTGTGGCACGCACCAAATTGGCAAACGCTGGGCGTAGTTCGCTGTCAGATACTGCGGCGGCCAGTTCTGTTTGTGCAATGTATTGTTCAACAGCGGCAATCTGTTTGTCAGTGGCGCCAGTAGTGGCCTCAAGTTGGCGGGCTAGTTCTGCCTGTTGTGCAGCATCTTCAGCGGCAGCCTTCACTGATACGCCTGCGGCGGCAGCCAAACCACCCAAAGCGGCAGTAGCGGGCAAAAACGCTTTTTGTAGGCCATACCCTATTTTTTGGCCTGCGGTTTCAAGTTTTTTGAATTCTTTGATTGCCCTGTCAAGGCCCCGTGATTCAAATTCTGTGATTAATGGAATTCTTGCCATGTCATGCTGCCCTGTCTAATGCTTTTTCAAGTTCCTGTGACCATTTGTCAATGACCCGCTGCACTTCACGATTGAGATAACCCAAATTCTGTTCGACAGCGGGCCACATGTAGCGGCCTTTCTGTGTCGGGTCACCATATTTGTCATTTAGGTTTTCTAGGAATGCGCCGCTGCGACCTGTGGCGCCTGCACTGTGGCGGCCAGCGTTGTCAAAGATGGCGCCCGCTGGGTCTTTCTGGAACAGTGACAGCAAATTGATTTGGTTGCGTTCACCTGTTGCCCTCACGTCAGTTTGTGCAACGATGCCTGTGCGTGCTTTGCGTGTCCATGAACGGTCACGGCCTCGTTCAGTCCAGGCACCCCAGTTTCGTAGCGCTGTGGGCTGTGGAACCAGCGCCCTGGCTGTTTCCACAATTGGTGCAGCTGCGCCACGCATTTCACGGGGCAGAATGCGGGCCAGTTCGGGTTCTACTTTGCGTAGATAGCGCACCATCACACCGATGCCGTCGGTGTCTATGTCAACGCCTAGCCCGTCGGCCATTTTTCTGCTGTTCCTTTGCTACGTCACCAACTGTGTGAAGATCTTTTGTGTCGAATTCTATGTGAGGCGGCCACCAGCCGACAGCCAACAGCAGTTCTGCTAACTGTCGGCGGTAGGTGCCTCGTGGGTAGGGTTTGAGTCCTCTTCCCCTACCACTTCAATTTTCACAATTTTTCTGATGAAATCGTCAAACACGGCGGGCACTGTGCGGCCTGCATGTTTGCTGGCCTCGTATGCCATGAATGCCAGATCTTCCATTCCGATACCGTCACCCATTTTGCTGGCTTTGGTTTTGAACTTGCGTTCCCATGCCACGATGGTGAACAGATCTGTATGAACCTGATATTGGTCATCCGCTGTTGTGATTTGAATTGTTAGTTGCATTTGTCGGGTCTTTCTGGTTAGGTCAGGCCACTGCCCTGGTGTATGAGCCGCCTGACAGTGTGATGTCAATGGTTTGAAGTTCACCCAATGCGCCTGAGATCGGTGAAATGGACTCACAGTAGGCGCCCACAATGGTGTACTGCGGATTTGTTGCGCTGGGGGTGGTGCTGCTCGTGGCGTAAATAACCACGTCAACATTTTGGCCCAACACGTTGGCCTCTAGGTTTTCTTCAACTTCGCTGCTGCCGTAGGCGAGCATCAGGGTGCAGGTCACTTCAACGTTTGTGAGGCCAGCAGTGTAGGTGCGTGACGTGTCAGCAAATGAGGTTGCTTCCAATGATTCTTTTGTGAGGGTCAGCACAGCACTGGTGCACTGGTCTGAATAGTCAACGCTGTCAATCAGCAGCGCTGGGTTTGAAAGTACTGTGGTAGTTGCCACTTTTAATTTCTCCTTGTGGAAAGTCTGACTGTTAAGTCATATGCGGGGATATTTTGCTCACCGATAACAGCGGTCGAAGGTCTAAAGTCAACCACAGCCAGGGTGTCAAGTTGGTGAATGATGTCAAAGGTACTCAGCAGATAGTTGGCGGCGTCCTGGTTGCCTGGTGGTGCTGCCAGAATTCTGAGGCTGATTCGCACGTCAACAATGTTGTTGTTGAAGGCGTCACCAATTGGCAGTTCGACAAACACTGACATGGGGCGGGCGTTGCGGGGGTCAGTGACCACCACTAAACCAGCGTCAGTCAACGCTGTTGTCACGCTGTTGTAGGCAGCGGCCAGAATTCCTGTTGCTGCCATCAGCCCACCTGTGGGCGGCCTACGCCTAAGAGCTGCAAGATACGGCCCAGTGAGCCGAACGGTACGCCGCCGCCGAACTGGTCAAATGATGCGAATGAATCGGCGCTGCCCCGTTCACGGTACAACGTCGCCGCATACATGATGGTGCCTAGTTTGACTGCGCCGTCAGGTGCTGCGTCAATGTCATCATGGTAGCCGGATTCAACACGCCGCCTGTAGGCGAACACGTTGGCAGCTGACACACAGGTTGCGATGAACGCTGTGTCATTTGCTGTGGCTACGCTGATGCCTAACCATTCCGTGACGTCATCGCTGACGATCCAGGTGGGTTCAGGTTCCCAACGTAGTTCGCCACTGTCAACGCCGTAGGCAAGATCTGCGCCAGCGTTAGGAAAGATGACCTGATGTTCACGGGGAACGTCATAGTCAAAAACCAGTTCACCTTCAGGGGTGACATCAATCAGTTCGTAATCGACCAGTGACCACACAACCTGTTGGTTGCCGTCAAGTCCCCTGGTGCTGTCAACAATGTTGATGTAACTGCCCAGGGGAATGTTTGACAAATGTTCAAGGGTTTGCACCACGCCATAGCCGCCCACGCGTGAGGATTGCGTGATGGTGAAAGTGGTCATGGCGTGATGCGTTCCCTAGTTATCAGGCAATAGCGATGGACTTGACTTGTGAATCGTCACCAATGAAGGTGGCGACGTAGCCGTAGTAAGAGAACGTGCGGCCCAGGGTTGAAGGAACCTCAACGCTGGTGATGCCACGAATCTGCTCGTAGAACTCAACGGCGGCGCCGCGTGCAACGATCATGGTGCCAGCAGCAAAATTCTTGTCAGCAACCAGTTTCAAACCAAACGGGTTAAACGTGTTCGCTGAAGTAACTTCGCCGGTGCCCATACCGTTGACACCCATCAGGCCTGATGCGCCGGTGTATGGGAACACTGGCCGCTTGTCAGCGTCCAACTGCTGGCCGAGCGAGTACCACACATCAGGCGACACAAACACATGGTCAGGCAAGAAGTTGGTGGCTGCAAGAATGTCACGGGCTGCGTCATACAGTGCTGAAATCAGGCTGCTGGGGTCGTTTGCTGTGACAGTCCACGTTGACCCTGATGCTGATGCGCCTGCAACGATGGCGTCAGCGGCCACGTCGTCAGATTTCTCAAGGTACTGTGAGGCCAAATCCTGCAAAATGATTTGAAGGGCGGCCGGCGAAGTGAATTCCACGTCTTGCAC